TATTCATGGAAAGAAAAACAGTGGTTTCGGAACCTACACATATAAGCAGCAGTGTATGGCGTATAGTAAGGAGGCGAAAAAGCCATGAGCGAAGACTACCGCGATAACATGACCCTCGACGAAATGGGGGCCAACGATATTGAAATGGCCAAGGACGCCATTAAAAAGGCCAAGCGTTACAAGTTTTTCACCGCCATTAAGGCCGTTCATTTCATGCAGCGGTGCATTATCGACACCCTGGCCTATCTGGGAATTAAGGGTATCACGCCCAACACGCACCCGAAGGTTGCCCAGAGAATGATGGATTCTCGCCAGATAGTCATTGAAACCCGAACGAGATACGAAGGCGAGGACGTTTGGCGCAATGGCACCTACATATACAAAAAGGGCGAACTGGTGACGTTTATATCCGAGGTTATGGTTGCGAAATCGCGCCAATCTCCGATCATATTACCGGGAACCATCCCCGGGGATCCTGACAAGTTCCACGTCATAACCAACGCGAAGGTGAAATGATGCTGGATTTCCCGAACAACTACGGCCCCCACAAGAAACTCGCTCTTTCCAGGGCATTATTGCTATTCGGTCGCATGGAGGAATTTAAGCCACTGGTCGAACTGTTAGAGCGTGAGTGTGACCGCCTGGCTTTTGATTCATGCATTACGGCCGATGAAATAAAGATGCGCCATCAGCAGGGTGCCCACAAAGCACTCAAAGAATTCTTGCGGTGGGTAAGAGACGCAGAGAAGATCAGGGACCTGATTGACAAATAGATTGTTGACAAATCTCCTGATATGCTTGATAAACTGATTTAAAGCATCACCAAACATTCAACGAAAGGATAAGGCTATGTGGATTTCAAATGCAGTTATCGGAAAGTTGAATCTTCTCAACGCTATAAATCCGAGAGGGGAGGCTGTCCCAACAGCCGGTCGCCAGGGCTATAAACCCGGTGCTATTTTTTTGCTCAAAAACGCCGTATTGGGCCAGTGCCCGCGGTGGATCAATGTCGGCACCGAAAGTTCATGCCTGTTTGTCCCCGATGGTCCCGTTCTCGGTTACGGCATCCATGCCGCCGGAGGCCCGGTTGCTTCTGCGGGCGGAGATACCACGGAGATAATTTCGCTGGAAGGCATCGCCATGGATACCGACTTGGCCATTGTCAACCATGAGGTATCGAACGACAATGATCAGATTGTCGCGGCAATTTCCGGAGAAGGAAACATCACCATTACGGGAAGCGCTGATCCCTCCACCGCTCACGGGTACGCATACGCTCTCCTGCGTAACAAATGCCTGCCGGCATTCGATATCGTCGCGGCTGGCAGCCACACCACGGCCGGTGGCGGCGCAGCGGAAGCCATCACGGTTTCGGGTGTCAAGGCGACCGATATTGCATTCGCATGCTATGGCGGCACCGACGATGCCGACACCATCAGCGATGTTCTGTGCAGCGCCGATACGGTCACAGTGACCTGCAGCGCGGACCCGAGCACGACCCACATTATTCATTATGTTGTCATTCGACCCAGGGGGACGTTTAAACCGTCCCATTACATCGCCTATGCCGGCACCCATACATGCGTCGGCGGTGCTGCTGCGGAGGCGATCACGGTGACCGGCGCCAAGGCCACGGATGTGCCGATCGTGATTTACAACACGTCCGATGACACCGATTCGATTTTGAAGGCGGTTGTCACGGCCAACACCTTGACGGTAACCTGCAGCGCGGACCCCGGAGTCGCGCATGCATTCACCTATATGCTGCTCCGGGCTTACAGTTAAAACCCTAAGGAAAGGCCCCCCGGCGGCCCGTGTAAAGAGCTCTGCACGTGGCCGGGGGGCCGCTGAAAAGAGATTATGTCGGAAAGCAACCCCAAAACAGTTATCAAAATAGTGATCAACATTCCGGCAAAGATTGAGGCCAGTGAATTGGTTGTGGCCCTGAAAAGAGGGCTCGGATTTTTAAAGTGCCAGATCGAAAGGGCTGGCAAAAGGGCAGGTGGATGAGGCCGCTTCATGAGTACGATATTCCCGGTTTTCTTGCCGGTATTGCGTTTATCTTATGGCTGGCCTATCATGTGTTTAAAGTAATAACCCAAACTTATTTGTAATTTATATCTGCTTGATACCATACAATTAATTTCGTATCAGGCAAGCCGATAACGCCACCAAGGCCTCATCGGATAAGGGAATACGCTTACAGCGCTCCCTGTCCAGATGGGGCCTTTTTTATGGCATGAACACCCGCAAGGACTCATGCCTACAATGCAAGGGAAGACCGCGTGATGGCGGCTCCAAAGGAGGAAAGCATTATGGCACTTCCGAAACAAGTTGAAGAGGCGGGAAAACGAGCAGAAGACCTTCATAAAAAGGTTTATGGGAAGACCGAGGATCCCGGCCAGGATCCCCCGGCTCCCGAAAACCCCGGAGAAGGTGATCCGCCCGCTCCCGAAAACCCCCCGGAACCACCCCAGGAGGAAACGGTAGACAGCCTTAAGCACAAGCTTTCGGTTCTCCAGGGCAAATACAACAAAGAGGTCAAGGAGTTGCGCGATAAGCTTGGCGGGGTTGACCTTGCCAAGCTGCAATCTGATTTGACCGTGTTGGGTCAGCAGGTCGTTGATCTGTCCAAGAAAAACGGCGAGCTGACCGTCCAGAACGAGGAACTTTCCAAAAAGCTTGAGAATGCATCGGCGGCACCCGCTCCAACGGCAAGCGCGCAGACTTCCCTCGAAAGTCTTTCAGACGAAGAGCGGAAACACCTGCAGGATGCCGAACTGGATGACGATACCATGGCGATCATCGCCAAGGTGGCTGGTGGCCAGGGCGGTGACTCTGCCAAATTGTTAGAGGAAATCAATTCCTTGAAAAGCGAGGTTACGTCCGTAAAGGAGACCAGCCAGCAGGAGCGGGTTAGCAACTTCTGGAAGGTGTTGAAAGGCCAAGTTGAAAACTTCGAAGAGATCAACAACGACGAAAAATTCATTAACTGGCTCGGCACAACGGTTTCTCCCAAGTTTCCCGGAATGACTCGACAGCAGGCCATGAACGACGCAGGAGACAGGCTGGACGCCGACCAGGCGGCCTCTCTCTTCAAGGAATACATCAAAGAAACCAATCCACCGGCACCGCCTGCCGAAGACCCCAACAAGAAAAAATTGGAGAATGAGATTGAACCCTCCACCAGTGCGACCGGTGATCCGACGCAAATCGTTAAGCCGGGACGAAAATACACTCCGGAGGATATCAAGAAATTCTACAAGGACAAAGCCACGTCGGCCGCATCGAATTATACAACCGGCCCGTGGGCGGGGAAAAAGGCAGAGTGCGAGGCCATGGATAAGGATATTCTAAAAGCGGCCAATGATGGCCGTGTAATTCAGGGTTCACACCCTTAAACCAGGTCTGACGAGCGTGAGCGGGGTGGTCCGAACGCCACCCCGGCCTGGCCAGTACCGAGTTCGGCGGGAAGTCATGAAGGAATGAAAAATGGCAGTTTATCCCGTTGCGTCCGGTGTCACGAGCATGTCGGGAACATATATTCCCGAAATCTGGTCGGGAAAAATGCTCGTCAAGTTCTACACCGCAACCGTTTTCGGTGAAATTACAAACACCGATTACGAAGGTGAAATCAAAGATCACGGCGATACGGTCCATATCCGTATCAAGCCCGATATCACCATCACCGATTACAAAATCGGCCAGAAGCTGACCTATGAGCGTCCGGTCACCCAGAAAATCGACCTTCTGATTGATCAGGGCAAAAAGTACAGTTTTGCCACCAACGACGTCGAAAAGATGCAGTCGGACCTCAATTACATTGAGGAATTCACCGACGATGCCGGTCAGCAGATGTCTATCGCCGTCGACTACGACATTCTTTCGGATGTCTATGCCGACGCCGAGAGCAACAACTCCGGTGCCACCGCCGGGAAGCGTTCAAGCGCCTTCAACCTCGGCGCCGCCGCCGCCCCCCTCGGGCTGGACAAAACCAACATCACCGATTTTCTCGTTGATTGCGGTACTGTCCTGGATGAGAACGACATCCCCCATACCATGCGGTGGATGGTGCTCCCCGCTCTGTTTTGCGG